GGTGAAGTGGCGTGAGGCTGACATGGAAGAGTTCGCTGATGATGTGGACATGATGCAGCCATTCGAGGGTGAGCACTACATGCTGCTGAATCCCTACCCCTATCAGTTGCTCGGTGTCCGCTATGCGTTGGACCACAAGCGGTGTATCTTTGGCGACCAGCCAGGACTCGGAAAGACGTTGCAAGCCATCTGCTCGGTGGTGAAGGCACACAATGAGGCACAGCGGTATGGTGAGAGCTTCCCTGTGCTGGTCATCTGTCCTGCGGCATTGAAAATCAACTGGCAACGTGAGTTCAAGAAGTTCGCTGGCATCGATGCCATCATCCTTGATGACAAGAACAGAGGCACCTGGCACTTGTTCTGGGAGCAGCACATGTGCAATGTCTTCATCACCAACTACGAGAGTCTGAGGAAGTTCTTCGTGGTGAGGGTTGATGACAGTTCACGCTTCACCCAGCGGAGCATCGAGTATGACAGAAGGAAGGATATCTTCAAGGCTGTCATCATCGACGAGAGCCACAAGTGCAAGACGAGCAAGACCCAGCAAAGCAAGTTCGTTGAAGGAATCTGCAAGGGTAAGCCTTGGGTGTTCGAGTTGACGGGTACTCCTGTCGTTAACAACAACACCGACCTCATCCAGCAGTTGAAGATCATGGGGCGGCTTGATGACTTCGGAGGATATCGGAAGTTCGTTGACCGATACTGCGACGGCATCGACCAGAGCAGCAACATGAAGGAACTGAATCATCGTCTTTGGATGAGTTGCTTCTTCAGGAGAGAGAAGATGAAGGTGCTGACTGAGTTGCCAGAGAAGTCACGCCAGTACCTCATGGTTGACATCTCGACGATGAAGGAGTACAAGGATGCTGAGCAGGACATGGTGAAGTATCTGAAGACTTACAAGGATACGCCAGAGGAAGACATCAGAAGGAAGATGAAGGCGAGCATCATGGTGAAGATGGGACTGTTGAAGCAAATCTCAGCCAAAGGGAAAATCAAGCCAGTGGCAGAGTTCATCCATGACATCATCGACGGAGGCGAAAAGCTGATTGTGTTCGCCTATCTGAAGGAGGTTGTGGAGGAATTGAAGAAGGAGTTCCCGAAGGCTGTGACGGTGACTGGCAGTGACAGCATCGAGCAGAAGCAGAAGGCGGTGGATGACTTCCAGCAGAAGCCGAGTTGCAAGCTCATCATCCTCAACTACAAGAGCGGTGGAACTGGCTTGACGCTGACAGCCTCATCGCGTGTGGCATTCATCGAGTTCCCCTGGACTTACAGCGACTGCGAGCAGGCAGAAGACCGCGCTCACAGAAATGGGCAGAAGAACAACGTCAACTGTTACTATTTCCTCGGGAATGGTACGATAGACGAATACATGTACAAGATTATTCAGACAAAGAAGAACATCGCTGACGGTGTGACCGGCACAACCACCAACATTCAGGAGATGGTGACGGACATGGCGCTGGAGGCGTTCGGTAGCAGGTTGTAGTGGCTCCCCATGAGCACCTGCGGAAAGGAGAACAACAATGGCAACAAAGAAGAAAATCGAAGTGAAGGACGCTCAGGACATCAAACGTCTTGAGTGGGACTACTCAGAAGCGCAGATCCAGCACACTTGTAAGAAATGGTTCGATACCGTCTTCCCAGACATCGCAAATCTGCTGTTCGCTGCCGAGAACGGAGGGTTCAGGACTCCGAAGGCTGCGGCGATGGCGAAGTACGAGGGCATGGTGAGCGGTGCGCCTGACCTGGTCCTGTTCCCGACCAAGTACAACACGATGGCGTTGGGCATTGAGACGAAGCGTCCGAGGAAGCCAGCGAACAAGCAGTTCGGCATTAGAGGTAGAGATCCTGGCGTGCAGAGCGATGAGCAGAAGAAGTGGGAAGAGTTGTGCAAAGCCAATGGTGGCGACTACAAACTGTGCTATGGCTTCATCGAGTTTGTGAAAATCATCTGTGACCACTTCTGGCTTCCATGTGAGCAGTATGTGAAGGAGGCTATCGAGAGGTATAATGAATGGAGGTAGGTATGGAGAAGGATAATATCATCTATTATAAGAGATGGGCGAAGATAGCAAGCCAGATGGATGACGAGCTTCGCCTCATCTTCTTTGATGCCATCAATGCCTACATACTCGATGGTTCGGTACCGTCTGAGGACAGTCCTATATATTGGGTGTTTCTCTTGATGCTGGAACAACTGAAAGCAGATGCGGAAAAGTACGAAAGCATCAGCGAGAAGAGGAAAGAAGCCATCAAAAAGCGTTGGGAGAAGAGTAAAAAAACTGATACAAATGAATACAAAGATATACAAAACATACAAATGTATTCAAATGATACAGATAATGATAATGATAATATAAATGGGAATGTAAATGGTAATGATAAGGATAATGGGAATATAAGTACCTTATCAGGTACTATGGATTCATCATTATCTTCTCCTATCGTCGAAGATAATATTATAGAGTCTAAAGCCTCTACGTCATCCGACGATGACGCAACGCTGGTTCTGACACCTCAAGAAGGTGGAGGGAAGAGAGTGAAAGACTACTCGGATAACGTGATGAGGTTCTGGAACCATACGATGATAAGTCCTGTTGCTATACCAACCATTGCCAAGATGACACCGAAGAGGAAGTCGATGGTGAATGCCAGGGTGAAGGAGTTCGGCATCAATATGGTGTACAATGCCATCGCCAAGGCTTCTGAGTCCTCTTTCCTCAACGGAGGTGGAAGTAAGGGCTTCATCGCAGACTTCGACTGGGTGTTCAGACCCAACAACTTCCCGAAGGTGCTGGAGGGCAATTATGACGATGTGAAACCTGTAAACAAGAACGGAAATGGAACTAATGAACGAGACAAGAGCCGTGAGCAGCGAGAGGCAGACCTCCGTGATAAAGAACGGTTCGACTTTATCGCCACGAAGTATGGCGATCTTGGCTGAGCATCCGAGTGGTGCGGAGTACCTGTCAAAGTTCAAGGCAGAGGATATGGCGCGGTACTGCCGTGGAGCGCTTGACCGATGCTTCGTCGGTTCTGCACCTACACTTCACGACCTGTGTGAGGCTTATGGTGAAAACCTGTGCGTGGTGTGGCTGTCTGGTCTCATCTATGACCTGAACAACTTTGTCGGGCAACGCCAGCAGACACCACAGCAGAGTGACGCACTGGCATGGATGCTCCTGGACGAAGCGAAGCAGTACAAGCTGACCGAGGTGATGTACTTCTTCTACCGCTACAAGATGGGGCTGCAGGGCGAGTTCTACGGAGGTGTGAACTCACACAAGGTTCTCAGCGACTTGAAGAAATTCAAGGAAGTGCAGGGTGAGCACCTTTGCCGCATCTACAAGCAGCAGGAGGAAGAGCAGATGGAGTTGGAACGCATCCAGACGAAAAAACTCAAGATGTCCTATGACACCTATCTATGGTACACCGCATGGTCTGCCATCTATGGCGACGAGAATGCGCTTGATGCTTTGGAAGCAGCACATGTGGCTTGCATGGCAAGGGAGAAGTGGGGTGTCTGAAAAGAATAACACGATTGTCAAACCAAAATGAGATTGAAAATGGGTGAATTGAAAAATGGGGGGGGGGTAAAACCTCCACAAGCGAGAAGAAGCGCTTCTACCATCATATCCGCATATTCGGTCTGAATATCTATCTGACCACCTTGCGGATGAGAAGAAGACAGAGCAGAGACGTGTTCGAGTTCGGGCAGCTGTCGCAAAAGAAGTGCTGTATCACGAAGCGTCAGTTGTACGCAGACACGTTCGGGCGTTGCCAGTGTTGCGGCAGGCAGTTTCCTTACAGCAAGATCCAGCTGCACCATGTCCTGCCTTGGTGGAAGTATCCGGAGTATGATGGCGACATCAGGAACTCGAAGCTGTTGTGCAGCGACTGTCACAGGGCCATTCACAAGAATCCTTTTGCCGAGGTGATGGAAATGGAGGAGGTAGCGAAGGTGTTGGGAGTTGATTTGAGTGAGAGATATGCGCTAAACGTCAGTAAATGTTAAGGTGACAAAATGGTGAAGTTTCTGTTTGCACACCTCGTCAATTATGAAGAACTTTACTGATGAAAAGGCGGAAACGCCACAAACGATTGTTTAACCACAAAAAGTGAAATTATGATTGAGATTCAGAACTTGAAGGTGAAGGAGATTTGCGAGTCTCCGATGAACCCGAGAACACGGTTTGAAAAAACCGACATCGAGGAACTGGCGAAGAACATCGCCGAACAAGGATTGTTGCAGCCCATCACGGTGAGGACTCCCCACGCCATGGGCTTTGACACCTTTGAGAAACTTGACAAGGATGGCAAGGCGCATGAGTTCAAGTATGAGGTTGTATGCGGAGCGAGACGCTTCAGAGCCATCAACCACCTTGGATGGAAAGAAATACCTGCCATCGTGAGGGACATGACCAATGCTGAAGCCTTCGATGCGATGATCACGGAGAACCTCCAGAGAAAGGATGTTGACCCCATCGACGAGGCTGTGGCATTCTCTGAGCTGATGAGAAAAGGACAGTCGGTGAAGGAACTGGCTGCGAGGTTCGGCAAGAGTGAGCGTTACATTCAGGACAGAACAAAGCTCTGTGGCCTCATCAAGGAATTGCAGAAGGAACTGACGAAGGGGCACATTCCTCTCATTGGTGCCATCTACCTTGCCAAGTGCGACGAGGACATCCAGCGGAGTTTCTATGAGGACGAGATTGACGGGTGCTTCGATGATGATGACACGGACTGCTATCCTTATTCTGACATCAAGGAGTTTGTAACAAGGTCTTTCCGCCTTCTCGCAAACGCCGAGTGGACGAAGGAGGGTGAGGAGGAATCCTGGAACGACAAAAAGGAAGTGCCCAAGTGCAAGGGTTGTGAGTTCAACACTGCGAGCCACGGGTGCCTGTTCTACGAGATGAAGGGAAACGGAGAATGCACCAAGGAGAGTTGCTTCGAGAAGAAGGAACTGGTGTTCAGGAAGTGGAAACTCATGCAGATGTATGACAAGATGTTGAAGAATGGAGAGGAGTACACGCCTGACAAAATCATCGTCATCGAGTCTGAGTGCCCGTCATGGAAAAGAGATGAAGAGAAGGAGAAGTATGAGGACGCCAACGAGTACTTGAAGGATGCGCTGCCTAATGTGAAGATCATGTCCTCACGGGATTTCAGTGGTTCCTGCTACTACAAGGAGGAAGATGAACGTCTGCAGAAGATGCTGTCGGAGGGCAAGGTGTTCAAGACGGTAAGGCTCTATGAGGACTGGCATCGAATCACCATCGAGTACCTCTACAAAAGTGGTGTCAACAGAGACACGGCAGAGAAGACGGAAGATGAGCTGCTGGCGATTGACATTGACAATGCCACGAGGAAGAACGCAGAGAAGCTTGACGGTGAGTTCATGAAGATGTGCAAGGAACTGACGAACGAGAACTTTGAAGGGCATCCAGAGTTGTTGAACCGAATCGTGAAGCTGATAGTCTTCGATGCTTGCCCATACATCTTCAAGAACAATGCTGGTGTTTCTGATGAAGAGAAGATTGATGCGATGCTGAACGACCAGGAGAGAATGTCTGAGGTGACGAGAGAAGCGGCGAGGGAGTTCATCACGAAGTACAGCTTCTACTCCAGCATGGGGGTTGCTTTGAGAAAGAAGGTTGTAAGCGAGTTGATGCCTGAGGCGTATGAGGAGATGGTGAAGAAGTATGACGAGAAGCTGGAGAAAGCAGTGGGTAAGATTCGCGAAAAATATGGTGAAAAGTGAGAATAACTATATACTAACCGGTGGGGACGGCTGATGCTGTCCTCGCCTTATACAACGAAGCCTATGATAACTCTTAATAAATGGTCGAAGGATTGTCTTGGACGTCTGAGGAGGGTGTTCAGCATTCGTGACTACAACTCGTTGCAGAACTATTCGCTTGCACTGAGCCGTGAGTGGCGAAGTGTTGACGAGGGTGTGAAGAACCTCAATGCTGCCAATATGGTCATCGAAAAGAACCGGTGCAAGGAAGTCCTGCTTGAGCATCTTGCCGACATGGTGATATTCTGCGTTGGAATGATGCGCCACCTCGGTGAGGATGATGTCGAGAGTGTCATTCGGAGAAGGATTGGGAGATAATCAGGCACAAAAGTGCTGATGAAATAGTGTTGTTGATAAATTTTGTGCAATGAAGACAGAAATCAAGATGATTCCTGTGAAACTGCTTGAGCAGAACAGGGGTCAGGTGAGCGGATTGCCAAAGAATCCGCGTTTCTTTCGTGACTATCGCTACGAGGCGATGGTGAAGAGCATGAGGGATTGTCCCGAGATGCTTGAGTTACGTGAACTGATAGTATTCCCGAATGGTGACAAGTTCGTCACCGTTTGCGGAAACCTGCGTCTGAGAGGAGGCAGGGAGTTGGGACTGAAGGAGATGCCATGCAAGGTGCTTCCAGCGGACACGCCAGTGAAGAAGCTGTGCGAGTATGCTGCGAAGGACAACATCTCTTACGGAGAGGATGACATGGATATCATCAGCAACGAATGGGACAGAGAAATGCTCGAAGGTTGGGGATTTGAGTTTCCGCAAGAGAAGGAGAAAGACCCCTTCAAGGAGCGTTTCGAAGCCATCAAGGATGATGATGCAGTGTACCCACTCATTCCCAAGTACGATGAACGGCACGAGCTATTCATCATCCAGAGCGGAAGCGAGGTTGACAGCAACTGGCTACGCGAACGGCTCGGGATGCAGAAGATGAAGTCCTACAAGACTGGGAAGCTGACCAAGAGTAACGTGATTGACATAAAGGATGTGCGCCATGCCCTTGAAGATCGTCATCCCAAGTCATAAACGTTGGGACAGGGTGTTCGCGAAGAACATAGTAGTGGACCCCATCATCTGTGTTGCAGAGAGCCAGAAGGAGATGTACGAGCGTTACAACCCAGAGTGTGAGATAGTGACCCATCCCGATGACGTGATAGGCTTGATACCGAAACGGAACTGGATGGCGAAGCACTTCGGGGAACTGTTCATGCTGGACGATGATGTGCATGCCTGCAAGTATCTGGCCGCAGTGCCAGGAGAGAAGACGGTGGTGAAGGATAAGGCGAAGGTGACTAGGATCATCAATGAGCTGTATGACCTCGCCTGTCTGCTTGACGTGCATGTGTTCGGCTTCACCTCTCGCATCAGTCCGATGATGTATGAAGAGAATGCGTGGCTTTCCCTGTCGAAGATGATAACAGGCTGCTCGTATGGTGTGAGGTGGAACAAGAACGTGTGGTGGAACGAGGAACTGAAACTGAAAGAGGATTTCTGGATCAGCTGCTACATGAAGTACAAGGAACGGAAAGTTCTGACCGACCTTCGGTACTCGTTCTCCCAGAAAGACACGTTTGTGAACGCTGGCGGTCTGTCCGCCTTCAGGAACCAGGAAGAGGAGCGGCGGTGCATCATGCTCATTAGAAAGAACTTTGGTGAGAGTGTGAGGATAAAGGGCGCGACCAACAACGGCAAGGGTGTGACGAAGCAGATGGTTGAGTACAACATCAGCGTAAAATTTCCCTATTGAGTTCATCATGTAGTAACACCAAAATTCAATTACAATGAAACAGATTCAATTAAATGTGCCCGACGGCAAACGTGTCGAGTGGCAAGAGGTGGATGGCAAGACCATTGCCGTCCTTGTGGACGAAGAAGTGAAATACGATCGTCCAGTAACAGAACGCATCAAGACCTTTGAGGACGCTTGTGTAGCGTTGAACAAAAGAGCGGAAGCAGGTGACGAAACAGCTGGAGATTTGCTTGCCGACTATGAAAGCAACAGAGACAACATTTTATGTAAAGAGATGTTGGCTTGCATGAAGCTCTTCATCATCGTTGCTGCCCTCAATGATGGTTGGGAACCGAAGTTCGAGAAAGACGAGTACCGCTATTATCCTTGGTTCCGTCTATACACCAAAGATGAGTATGAGGAACTATCAGAGGAAGAGAAGGGGCGTGCCGTTCTCCGCTCTGGCAGCAATGCGTATGCGGATGGCGGGGTCGTGTACGTGTATGCGCACTACGCTTCCTCGAGCTCGATCACGCACGTCGGCGCGCGTCTTGCCTTCAGGACAAGTGAACTCGCATTATACGCAGGCAAGCAGTTCGCAGAGGAATTTGCCGACTTTATATTCAAGCCTCGTGACAACGAGGATTCAGAATAGAAAGACTACAAATTAGAACGAAAAAGCGTAAATCGTTAGTAAACGTTAAGGCGCCAAAATGGTGAAGTTTCTGTTTCACCATCTTGTCAAAAATCACGAAATTTACAGATGAAAAGGAGAGCAGAAAAATGATTATCAGGACAAGAAACGGATATGACTTCTTTGAGGTGTCTTCGGCTATGCAGAAGGCAATCAGGAGAGGTGACACCGGAGTCGCAGGATTCTTCGCATTGGAATTGTGGGAGAGCGGCTACCGTGACTATGTGTGGAAACGACTGTTCACCATCAGCGCAGAGGACTGCTGGGGCCTCATCACTTCCGAGGTGGAGGCTCTGTGGCAGGGGCACGAACTGGTGAACAAGAAATCGAACGAGCCGAAAGGCAGAATCTTTGTGAGCAAATGCGTGATCCTGTTGTGCGAGTGTGCGAAGTGCAGGGATGCCGACCACCTCCAGAACTTCATCTATGACCGGAGGGATGTTGATGTCGAGCGTTGGATAAACGACGTGAGGCGATATCCTATTCCCATACCTCCATACACCTATGACGTGCATACGAGGAAGGGGAAGAAGATGGGCAGGACAAAGAAGGAGTTCTTCAAGGATGAACTGGAGGCGTTGCAGCCACGGGTAAAGGGCTTGTTTGATGACCTTGTGGAGGAGGACGTTAGTAAAAGTTAAGGTGTGAAAATGGCGAGGAATCTGTTTGCATTTCTCGCCATTTATGAAGAACTTTACAGTATAAATCAAATCAAAGTTCAACCTAAAAAGAGACAGACATGAAGCATGTAAATTCATCACTGAAAGGGAACATCGCAGAGGTGTTGAAGGATGTTCCAGCAGACAAGACATTGTATTTTGAGTGTGAGATTGGTGACTGGGTCGCATCCGTCACCAAGAACACCATCATCGACAAGGCGATGACCAAGATGCCGGAGTTCTTCTTCAATGCGTTCGTAAGTGTGAGACTTGACGGCTCAACCGTGATACCATTGTTCAACCGAGTTGAGCAGGCTGCATGGATAGCAGCCCAGGAAGAATACTCAGCGGTGAAGGGCGAGGCATTGCAGAACGAGTACCGCAGAAGATAAACGATTGTTCAACCATAAAACATGAGAAAGATGAAAACAAAGAGAACTCATTTGAATGTTGCTCCCATTGCGAATGATGACGAGGTGTATGTAACATCCGACATCGCGAAGCAATTAAGGGAGAAGGGGTTTGACAAGAATTGCCGTAGCAGATTCTACCAGCAACCCAGCGGAAACATTGAAGTTTACAATACGCTCGTTGGCGAAAACTTCAACAGAAGCGAGCTCAGAAACACCTGGAGCAGACCGACATTGCAGATGGTGCTTCTGTGGCTGCACGGGAAGGGTATTCACCCTTGCGTCGACTGGCACATCAGTGCGAACAAGTATTATGCCACCATCACCGGAAAGGCGAATGCTGATTACAGCGTCGGCTTCTATGAGGAACTGGATGCTGCGTGGATGGCGATCATCAGGTATTCAGTTGAAAATCTTTTGTAGCCATGGCAAAGCATTGGTATGTGGAATTGAAGGAGGTTGGGCACGATGTGCTCACCACCGAGTATGTTGGCAACAAGAGCCGTGAAGAGGTCATTAAGTGGTTCGGGCTTGACCAGCCTGACGTTGAGTGGTACAAGTTAAGATGCGAGGAGGAATGATTATGAAAACAGAAGAAGAGAAAAGAGAACAAGCTATTCAGAACATCGCAGAAGGGTTGCGGAGAAATAAGTTCTCTGTGGTGTTCAAGGTTAAGAAAAAGCCTGCCGGCATCAAAATCATCTTTGAGGTGACGCAGGAAGAGATGGACGCAATGTTAGAGAAGGAGGAATAACTATGAGCGTTAAGAATTTGAACTCACGATTCTTCGATTGCTGCGAGGTGAAAGGTGACAAGATAACCATCCACAAGTGTGTCATTGACAAGGCTGTCAAGGATAGCTACAAATATGCAGACCTTTGTGGATCAGCCGACAGAGAAAGTGGGCAACGTGATGTAATGGAAGATTTGCTCTACGTCATTAAGCGAGCGAGATATATTGAGAATGAACGGAGAACGAAAAAGATGTTCTCATGAAAAAGGAGGAATAAGTATGGCAGAACATAAAACAAAGAGGTGCGGTATTACAGTTGCGAAGGCAGACAAGAAAGAGTTTGAGCGTGTGTGGGATTTCGTTCATGCGATGGAAGCTCTGTTTGATGGACGCGGCGTTTTTGACGGAGATTGGCGCGACTGGCCAGACGATGACAAAGATAAGAAGATGATGCGCAAGATTGTGCATGAGATTGATTGCGATGAGGATGACGAATTGGTGGTGCTGGAATTTGTGAAGCGTAAGTTCCGCTGGGCTAACTATACCGGCAGTTTTGGTCGGATTCTCTTTGATTGCGAGACGTTGATTGAAAACTGTTGTGACCCCAAACTCGATTATCTGGAGTTCAAGCCCAGCATCATGTATGCCGAGCGTAATGCTCTTGAGAAGATTGAGAAGATAATTGCCAGAGGGGAGAAGAGGGGACGTTCGGCAGAAAAGATTTTATTGGACATCAAGAAAAGGATCAAGGAGGCAAAGGAGGACTGACAATGGAAGCGGTAACGATTGAGAAGCTGAGGATGCTTGAGGCAAAGCATGGAACCAAACCTGCACCCAAGAAAAGGCGTTTGAAGGTTTTTTACGGATGGGCGAGGCTTGGCAAGGTACGCAAGCGGGAGTCCATTTCTATCATCTTTGAGAACGAAGAAGGTGCCGGATGTGAAACACAACGGTCCCATAAGACCTTGAAGAAGATGCAGGACACAGTCTTTGAGAGGTTCCAGACTGACGAGGAAGCACAGGACGCATCTTTTTGCAGGCAGGTGTTTACGGAATACTGCGTGTTCATGGACGAAAAGAGTGTCAACGGCAGTTTGGAAAAGGCGTTGCAGATCAATTCAGAACGAGACAAGAATCATGTTAGCAAGCAGGTGAGGAAAGAGATTGCAGACAAACTGCGAACTTCTTTCCTCACTTCGCATCAGGGATATGTTGAACCCATAAGACAACTGGAGTTTGATTTTTTATGAAGACATATTATTTGACATTATCGCAGGTGTTTCCTGTTACTCATCCGAGAGCCGGAGAGGAAACTCATTTCAAGGATTGGCTTGTCGGTGCCTTGTACTATGGATCCACAAGTGGAAAAATACACACCATCAGAGCGAACTTCGAGCTTTGGGAAAAACGCTTTGAGGATATCTATGCAGGGAAGGCGTGTCTATCTGTTCGGTACTGGGAGGGTAAGCCTTACAGAAGCAAGCAGCATGAGATTGTGAGGCTGACGAAAGATGACGGCATCGGCATACAGAAACTGGAGTTTCCTTTTGGCACGCTCGATGAAGCCATGATAGAAGATGCTGAACATGTCGGAATGTTTGGCGGCATCGCCCAAACGCTTGCAACAAACGACGGCCTTTCGCTTAATGACTGGAAAGCGTGGTTTAAGGACTACGACCTATCCAAGTCAATGGCAATTATTCATTTCACGAAATTCAGGTATTGATTATGAAAGCAGAAGAGTACATACAAGACCACACTCGCAGGTGTAGCAACGAACTTGTAAGCGTGGAGTCTATCGACGGCAAGGAAGTGAGGTCGTATTACCCATGGATGACGGTTGAAGGTGCGCTGGAGGCGGTAAGGATTGCGCGGGAAGAACTTAGTCACTCTGAAGTGACCAAGACGTGTCCAAGATATGACCAAGAAGCTGTAAGTGATGATTTGGAGAAGGCGGCAATTGATTACGGAAACAGAACAGCATGGACTGACGATGATCCGTTCAATTGGATTCTTGAAATTGCTTTCAAAGATGGTGCCAACTGGCAGAAAGAGCAGATAGCAGCCAGAGACAAAACGCTTGACTACTACACCTTCGAGAACGGCGAGAAGCGGTTTGCGCAATATATTCTCGAAATGATTTCCAACGGCTGGCACATCAATGCTATTAAAACAGCATGTAACGATAAAATCAAGGAGGACTGAATATGGCAAGAAAGAAAAGAAGTGAAATGACCCCTAAGGAGCGCATGGAGTACATCATGACCGGCTCCACATGGGATGATGCAGAGGAGGTTGGCATCGAGATGCTTGCTCGTTGCTGTGCCTTGCATGTCTATGCGAGAAAGGAAGAGGACTACATACTCAACCTTTCGATGAAACTTACCGAAAGGATTTGCAGACGTGCAGATGAATGGGCGCATGAAGGTAACAACCCATTCGTCCTTGCCTGTGCGTCTGTAGGACATCGAATGGAGATTGAAGAAAAACTCATCGACATCAGGAAGGGAAAAAGGTATGAATAAGATTGCAAAATAACAAAATAGAGACATTATGGGCGCGATTGTGAAGGCGACAGATTGCAAGTGCATCATTTGCGGCAAGCAGGCCGTGACGTTCTATCCTGTCATCGATCCAGACATCCCATCTTATCCATACTGCCCTGCATGTCTGGAAAAGGCGATGATTGAAATGGCAAAGGTGGTATGGAAAGATAACGAGGGCATGCAAGCGATTGCCGTGATGCAGGCGAGAGAAACAAGGAAGAAATTGGAAGAACAAATCAAGGAATGATATGGAAGTATTAGAAACTCCTAAGAGTGCCGACCTGCGAGCATATTGTGGGTGGCGCGGCAATTCAGAAGATGACATCGTGACTGGTGGCACCATCTATCACGACCGGTCATCCAAGGGTGTCAAGAACGGCAAGCGGTACTTCAAGGACTGCTATCGTGCAGAGATTGCTGTTGACGGGAAGCGTTACCGTCATCGAGGCAAGACGAGGTATGACTGCGAGCAATGGCTGAAGGCAGTGCAGGAAGGGAAGATAAAGCCTACTGACAACAAAGCCGACTGGTGGAGGATGGAGCAAAGGAAGGATGAATCTGTACGCATCGACGAAATCATTGTGTCGGCTGCAGAAGAAGCTGTGCTCTTGTATGACTATCACACAACTGGCGACATCACGAAGATTAACGCCTATCTGGTGGATAGACTACTACCTCACATGATGTACTATGCAGCCCACACTTTGCATCTTGGTCGCGACAGCACTGTCACGGCATCTCGTCAGGCTGCAGGATTGTTGCTCACTCGCATCACTGCTGGCCGTCCCGTGCAGAACTTTACCGCCACCTGCAAACGTATGTTGCGAGTGTTCAAGGAACGTGGTAATTTCTTCTATTACGAGAATGCGCCAGAGCAGGTGAAGATCATGGTCAACAAGATTAACTTTGACTCACTTGCAGAGGTGTGGAAGGTGACGAAGGACAGACGGCTGTAAAATGTTCGGGGCTGTGCCGTTGAAAGCAAACAAGCGTGTGCGCTCAGAAGTGAACAGTAAGCACGGCGCAGTCCCGACAAACCATCGCTTATGAAAGGGAAAGACAAACAGCAGTATGTGGTGTATGACCAGTTCCACTGGCTTGCGCCTGACCATCTGGAATATGTCTTCGCTGGATGGGAGTATGCGTTGAAGAACTATGCGTTCCTAAAGCAGGCGCATCCCGACAAGACGCTCGGGCTCACCACGATAGAAGACTATGAGAAGCTGAAACCGAAACGTAAATAACAATCATCATGAGAAGTGTAATGAAGTGGGTGGTGGTGGCGTTGCTCTTCATCATCCTTATTGCGTGCGGCATCATCATGTCGCCATTGCTGGCGTTCTCCATATTGGCGGAGTCGCATGAAAGTTACAACAAAGTAAGAATGAGCTTATGAAAAGGAAAGACTGGAGAAACCTGGCAGGAACCGTCATGTGGTTCTTTGCTGGAATGGCCCTGTGGGGCTATGCCCTCACGCTTATGGAGCGAAGGGAAGAGAAGCAGGCAAGAGAGGGGCACTTCCCTCTTGAGTCCGATGACATCAGACGTTACTCGATAGCGATATTCGCTGGGATTCTGGCTGACATCCTGCTCGGTGCATCGTTGATTGCCTGGCTCAGCGAACGGTAAACGTCAGCAAATGTTAAGGTGGTAAAATGGCGGTAAAATGGTGAAGTTTTCGTTTGCATATCTTGTTAAAAATGAAGAACTTTACAGTAGAAAATTAAACAAGAAACCCTCTAAAAACAACGGAAACATGAAAGCTGCAATTATCGACAAGATTGGCAAAATGATGGCAGAAGCGATGAAGGAGGCCATCTGTGAGAATGAGCACAACGCCTACATCGACCACAGCGCAGGCGACTTCTACTTCACAGTGGAGGTGAATGAGGATGACGAAATCGAGGTTGAGGTGCTCAACAACGAAACCGACAAGACTGACTATCCGAACGTCATCGCTGCCATCAAGGCTGCTATCCCAGACTGGAGCGATGTTGCCGACGATGTGAGAGATGAATGGCAGGAAATGGATGAGTGGCAGAGAAACGGCTTCAATGATGCCGCTGACTATTACCGTTGGAGATATTGTTGAACCTAACTGAGAGAGAATCATGAAAGCTGTAATTCCAAGAAGCGATGTAACCGGTCCTCTGTTGAAGGAGATTGAGGACTTCGCCAGAGTGCATGGTCGGTACTACAGCGAGGTGCTCGATTCCTTGCTTGACTACATCATCTTCTGCTTCGACATTGACCACACGCCTCTACCTTGGTGGAAGTACAATCACGAAGAGACGGCGAAGTTCCATCAGATGATGATCACGTATTTCCTTCAGATGGAGGTGGCATTGAAGCATCGGTCCTGGTATGACATGTTTGGCGACCTCTTTATGGCATGGGCTGGCGACAAGAAGTATCGCGGCCAGTGCTTCACTCCGATGGATGTGTGCGATGTGCTCGCTCACGTCACTCTTGACAGGAGGATTGAGGATGACCCAGTCATTCCATGCCGTGCTTTCGGAAAGAGGGTGATTGTGAATGATTGTGCCTGCGGAAGTTCACGAACCTTGCTTGCCGGACACGCACTCTTCGTTGAGAAGGGGCTTCGCAAGCCTTACCTCATCGGTGAGGATCTTGATGCGATGTGCTGCAAGATGAGTGCGGTGAACTTGATGTCGCACGGATGTTATGGCGAGGTTGTGTGCCACAACACGCTGACTGAACCTGGTGAGGTGCGGATGGGATTTGTGGTCAACGAAGGCATGTACCCATTTGTCGGCATCCCCACCATCAGGAGAGAGAACAAGCCTGAGCTTCTTGTCACCACGGCTGTGTGGAGAAGAAAGAAGGAGCAGGCAGAGAGAATGAAATCAGAAGAGCCTCAACCGAAGAAGCAGGAGGCGGTGCAGTTGAGTTTGTTTTAATGTTGAACAAAAACGAGAATTAGTTATGATAACAATAGACGAAGTAAAAAAAATAGTAACCCTTATTAAAAGGGCGAATTGTACAAGCTATGCACTTGTCAGCGAGACGGCAAAAGAACTTGGAGTAAAAAAGACCGTCCTCATGCAATACATAGAAGATAACCCATCTCTTTTCTCCTTGGTGAAAGTAGAGAAGGGCAAAAAGAACTATGGGCTTGCTATAAGAACTTGTTATAACACTCCTGTTGAGAATCCTGACTCTGATGAGTGGCTCAAGATGATGCAAGAAAAATGGAAGAAAAAATTGCATGTCATGAAAATGGATTACTATGGTGTTGTTGAATTTCATTTTTTCGGTATTGACAGTGGTGGCAGTTTACGAGAGCATCTATGGAGGAACACTAAAGAAAAAATTGATTATTTGTCCGAAAATGGAATAATCGAATTGACTGAGACTGGATACGGCGGATTTGGTGATTATCATAAGGGAAAATGGTATCTTGTAAACGAGAAGAGCTTACAATCATTAAAAGAGAATGGATGGACTACGGATTTTGCGGAAGTTGTAAATGAATTAAAAATTTGATAAGATTATGACAGAAAAAGAATTTTTATCAGAAGTATGGAGGGCACATGACATTGTGCTCACATCCGAAGGCATCAAGGCGAGAGTTCAGAACGTGTGCTTCACAACCAGAAGCGTCCGAATCAAAATGCCAGGTGACGGCATGCCTGAGTGGATTCGTTGTGAACTGATTGAGGCGCACACCACACAGAAGGGTGATGCGTGCGACCCAGCGACGATCATCGAAGAACTTCACTACAAGCTGCTGGCAGCTCAGGAAACCATCGGGAAGAAAACCGAAAAAATCAAGGAGCTGGAGGAGAAGGTGAACAAGAACCACCTCAAAGACCTTCTTTGTGCCTTGAACCTCATGAAGCAAGGTTTGCAGGAGAGGAAGCACAAGATGGCTCAGATTGAGAACGGGCTTCAGATGATAGATGATGTGATTGCCAAACTCAAAGGTGGAGAAAAGGATGAATGACCGTGTATGAGAACTTTGAACGGAAAGAAATTCTATGAAGAGCCGACCAGCTGTGGAACCTGTCCGTTCTTCTACAACGGTACGACCTACACGCCCATCAGCGACAGAGGCTCAACCACTGGGCACTGCCAGCAGTTCGACGAGTACCACAAGTCGTGGCGTTCCGTCCCGAGGCGGTGCGCCAAGCTGTTCAAGAAATTGTTTGAGTACCCGGACGGGTGCGAATTAGTGATTGTTGCGAAAAATGGAAATGATTCAGAAGAACGGTAAGTTCATAATCATCGGGGCGTTCGTGCTCCGCATCAAGGACGTGCAGGCTGTCGTTGTTGACGAGAATATGACCATCAAGATAATGATGCGTGGCAGCGATCGGGTGTATATGACGCCATGCAACAACGAGGAGATGGTAACTGCCTACGTTCAAAAGATTTTGTATCTGCTAAACGAGGACTGACATGGAAGAAAAGGAAATGAACAAGAGCTTCTACGAACTGGTGAAGAAGGTTCGCAGAAACCAGAAGTCGTACTTCGCCACGATGGACAAGACGTTCCTCGCAGAGGTGCTGCGTCCGATGGAGGAAGAACTCGACCGACGGCTGAAGACTGAACGCCCGACCCTTCCCACCGCACTGCAGTTCAGGAAAGCGGTGTGGGACATGAGGGGATGGCAGAACATGTGGGTGGCCACCTACACGGAGAACGCCAAGAACAACTCCATCAAGTGTGAGAAGTTCATCGACAAGTGGATTCTCAAGACAGAGGAATTCATCAAGGAGCGCCAGCAGCCGAAATTGCAGTTTGAAGAATAACGGGTGAGCGAGTGCGTCGGGAAGCTTTTCTCGAAGAACTCTGCATGGTGACATTATGTCCCGGCGCACATCGCCTCACGCCATATCGGTGCAACGAACGGCTATTTTCACTACATTTGCACTGAAAAACAACAAAATGGAGGAATCGACATGAAGAATGAGTTGACAATGAAGCAGGAAATGTTCTGCCAGGCATACGTCGATACGGGCATCGCCAGTGCTGCGTATCGGCTCGCCTATGACTGCAAGAAGATGAAGAGCGAGACCATCTGGAGCAATGCCTGCAGGCTGCTTGCCGACAGCAAGGTTAAAGCAAGGGTGGCTGAGATTCAGAGGGAGAACGCGAAACGCTCCATCGTGGACAGGGCACTCGTCGAGAAGAAGCTGATGGACATCGTGGAAGTTGACCCTGCGGAACTGTACTACTGGAGTGAAGAGAAGGGCAAGTTCGTGATGAAGAGTCCGCATGAGTTGCCAAAGCATCTGCGCTCTGCCCTCAAGAAGATCAGCAACAAGCGTGGCGAGTTGACCTATGAGTTCAATGGGAAGGTGGAGGCTGCAAGACTGCTGGCCACGATGAACGGATGGGAACAGCCGAAGGAGGTGAAGCTGAGCGGTGGCGGTGTTCCTGTGCGGTCGGAAATCCGTATTGGATTCGATGACGAGGAAAACGAGTAGCAAATTACGGGCAAATTGCAGGCAAATAAAATGGTCATCAATCCGAGAAAACTCAACCCTAACGGCTTCTGGCTGTTGCGGTGCCTCCAAGACGAGGCGCTGCGATACGTTGTGCTGTATGGTGGCTCATCGTCGGGCAAGTCATTCAGCGTTGCACAAGTAGTGCTCATCATGACGCTGTGGGATGGTGAGAACTCTCTTGTGATGCGTAAGGTCGGTGCTGCCATCAGCAAGACGATATACGAGGACTTCCGTGTGGCTGCACAGACGTTGGGTGTAAGTGACATGTTCAAGTTCGTGCAGAACTGCTGCAGGTGTGTTGTCAACGGAGCGAAGATAGACTTCTCTGGATTGGATGACCCAGAGAAGGTGAAGGGTATCTCCAACTACAAGCGCGTGTTGCTTGAAGAGCTGTCGGAGTTTGAGTTGCAGGACTGGAAGCAAATCAGGAAACGTCTGAGAGGAAAGAAAGGTCAGCAGATAGTTGCCACCTTCAACCCCATCAATGAGCAGCACTGGATCAAGAAAGACTTCATCGACATGGACAAATGGCATGACGTTCCTATGCATGTGATGATAGGAGGCGAGAAGGTGCCAGAGCATCTGTGCCGTGTGAAGAGCGTGAGGATGAATGAGCCTAAGATGGTGATGAATGCGAGGACTGGAGAGCTGGAGCAGAAGCCCTCAAACGCTGTACTCATCCAAAGCACCTATCTTAACAACTTTTGGGTGGTCGGCTCTCCTAACGGGAAATATGGCTACTATGACGAGCAATGTGTGGCAGACTTCGAGTATGACCGTCTGCACGATCCAGACTACTACAATGTCTATGCGCTTGGCGAGTGGGGCGTGATACGCACCGGAAGCGAGTTCTTCGGTTCGTTCAACATCGGCAAGCATGTGAAGCCTGTCGAATATGACAGCGATTTCCCTATCCATCTGAGTGTCGATAACAACGTGCTGCCGTACATCTCCTGCTCGATGTGGCAGGTGGACACCTCCAGCGGAAAGCGTGTCGTTGAAATTGGCGAGGTGTGCGCTGAGAACCCGAACAACACCGTGAAGAAGGCTGCTGTCATGGTCGGTGCTGTCCTGAATGGCATTGGATATGACGGCAAGGTGTATGTGCATGGTGATGCAAGCACCAGGGCTGCTAACACGTTCGATGACGAGAAGCGCAGTTGGATGGACTTGTACATCGAGACGCTGAAAGGTTGCGGGCTCGATGTGGTTGACTGCGTGGGTGACAAGAATCCGAGTGTTGCCATGAGCGGTGAGTTCATCAACCAGATACTTGATGGAGAGGTTGAAGGTGTGGAGCTGGTGATAGGTGACAGTTGCAAGAACTCCATCATCGACTATCAGAGTGTTCAGAAGGATGTGAACGGTGCGATGCTCAAGACGAAGGTGAAGAACAAGACCACTGGGCAGAGTTATGAGGAGCACGGGCACCTGAGTGACACGCTTCGCTATATGGTGGTGGATGCCTGCAGGGATGAGTTCACGGCATTCAGCATGAGGAGAAAGAGGAATATCTATGCCAAGGATGGTGCCGTCAAGTTCTACAATGCCGATGGTGAGTTTGAGTATGGACAGAAGGTGCTGTATGTGATGCCGAACGTGGACGGCATGTTTGTCATGTGCCAGGCTGACGCATTGGGCGACCTCTGGCATATCGTTTCCGTTGCGTACCGTGAGACCATATCGACTGAGGAAATGGCGAGCCTCATCATTAAGAGCGGTGCCGATGTGTGCGTCATAGAATGCGCCGAGGCTTATTTCCCATTCGTTCGTGACCTGAGAACACGCACCACCATGCCTGTGAAGGTGATGAAGGAGTTTGCCGATGTGGATGGTCGCATCGCTGCCACAAGTGACTATGTTTGTGAGCGGATGCGGTTCAGCAGTCTGCAGGAGGATGAATACGGGTTGTTCATGAACAGCCTATATGACTACAACAAGGACAGCGAGAACAAGTGCGCCAGTGCTGTGCTGAGTGGGTTGGCTCAATACGTCCAGAAACGGTCGTGACCATTTCCGTGAGTCCACGAAAATGATGATTCTGCGATTTATAAAATAAGCATGAAAAAAAGTCTTATTTTGTATATTCATTGTAATCGTGTGAAAAACATAAAGTTATGGCGATATTTTAAGAAAATGCGTTTTCAAGATTTCGCTTGCGAGTATCACGGATGCAATTTGTCACTAATTTTGCGACAAAGAAAATCGCGTGATGAATTGGTTCCAACATCTATTTTCAAAGAAATCGACTGAGAATGTTGTGGCGATAACGGAAGAATCGCCACAGCCTTCTGCCTCTCCAGTTGACAGAGGTGCCTTGTTGCTGGCTGCTCTTGATGAGCGTAGATTGGAGTGCAACATGTCGTACATGGACATGTATCGGTGCATACCCGAGGTGTTCTTTCCCATTGAGTATATAGCGAGCCGCATATCTGGTGGCAATTTCCAGTTGAAGAAGGAGGCTGATGACAGCGTGGTGTGGAGAAACCAGACGGTGAACAAGTTATTGAACAAGCCCAACTGCGCATTCTCATGGAAGGAGTTCGTGCATGATCACTTCGTGTGGAAGCTGACGACCGGCACGAGTTTCATCCGTGCGGTCACAGCGATTGATGTTGACTACCGCAGTGTGCTGGCGTACTGGGTGCTACCATCTGACAGAGTTGAAGTGAAGGCTCCGAGAGCATTGGTTCCCTTGTTTGACGTGTCCGAATTGTCCGACCTGATTGCGAGTGTTGATGTCATGGGTGCGTTCGGTTACCAGATGAGGATAGACCCAAGACAGGTGATGATAGACCGTGACGGCATCGCCACATTGCTCATCGAGAACGGATATATGAAGGCTCACAGTCGTCTTGACTCGTTGAGGAAGAACATATCCAACCTGCTTTCTGTGTATGATGCCCGTAACGTGATTTTCACGAAGCGTGGTGGCATAGGCTACATCGTGAGCAAGAAGATGGATGCGACTGGTACCGATGCTCTGACAGAGGCTGAGAAGAAGCAGCTCGTCGAGCAGAATGCTGAACGGTACGGCATAGGCAAGGGTCAGTTGCCCTACGGCATCAGTGATGTGCCTATTGACTTCGTCCGCACGAACCTCTCCATCGCCGAGTTGCAGCCATTCGACGAAACGCTGGCCGATGCTATCAACATCGCTGGTGCGTATGGTGTCCCTGCGGTGCTGGTGCCAAGAAAAGACCAGAGCACGTTCAGCAATCAGGCGACTGCAGAGAAGACGGTGTATGCGAGTGTGGTGATTCCGATGGCGAAGGAGTTCTGCAAGATGTTCACCTCGTTCATCGGACTTGACAAGAGCGGCTTGTACCTCGATGTCGATTTCTCAGGCGTTGACTGCATGCAGGACGGCATGAAGACTGAGGAAGAGGTGAAGAAGCTCGTGAACGACCGTTGCCGCCAGCAGTTCCTTGACGGACTCATCACGCTGAACGACTGGCGCGGACAGATTGGCGAGGCGCAGATTGAAGAAAAAGAGAATCCTTTGTTCTCGAAGTTGAAATTCGACATGACAGACGAGGATCTTGAGATAGTTAACAAAATTATTCTTAACCAACAAAACCCTAACAACAATGGCAATAGAGCAGATGAAAAGCCTGGTGTACAAAACCAAGGCGAATGATGTGGATGAGAAGGGCATTGTTACCGTGGCCGTGAACGGAATCGGCGTGAAGGACTCCCAAGGTGACATCTCCATGCCTGGCTCATTCGACAAGACATTGACAGAGAACATCCACAAGATGCGCTGGTTCCTCAACCACAAGACTGACCAGCTTCTGGGCGTTCCTCTGAGCGGCAAGGAAGAAAATGGCAACCTTGTCATGGTCGGCAAGATTAACCTTGAGAAGCAGATTGGTCGTGATGTGCTTGCAGACTACAAGCTGTATGCAGAGAACGGACGCACGCTGGAGCACAGCATCGGTGTGAGTGCCGTGAAGCGTGACGAGGCAGACAAGAGCAAGGTTCTCGAGTGGAAGATGTGGGAGTATTCCACGCTGACGGCTTGGGGCGCGAACCCTCAGACGTTCCTTGTGAACATCAAGAGTGCGACCCGTGAGCAGGTGGAGGAGGCTGCACGCTTCCTCAGCAAGGCAGCGGAGGGCAAGTATGGACATTCGGACGAAAGATTAAATTCATTCGATATGGAACTGAAGAAACTTTTGAAGGCGCTTGACGGTGCGAACATCGTGAAGTGCCCTTACTGCGGTAAGGAGTTTGACTATGACGAGCAGGCAGAGCGTTCGTTCAGCACTCAGGTGCTGGAGAATGCAGCCATGTACGCACGCTGGATTGCCGAGGACAGGGTGTCAGAGGAAATGCACAAGCTGACGCCTGAGATTCAGGCAGAGGTGATGGCAATCCTTCAGGCTGTGAACATCATGAAGGCTGGCGGTGTGCGTCCTACAGAGCAGAAAGCGCTCGTCGAGTTGTACACAGAGAAGAACATCCAGGATGCGATGACGTATGTGCGTTGTCCGCATTGCTGGAACAAGGTATACAAGACAATGACCGTCATAGGCAAGACGGGTGAAGACCTCACGCCCAAGAATGAGCCGTCTGGAGACACTCATGAGAAAGGCAATGGTGAGGGCGATCCTGAGCAGACGAAAGCCGCCGAGGGCACTTTCGACCTCTTGAGTCTGGGCGATTGTTTTGCTCAATAGACAACCGATTTATTAACCACTAAAATTTTCTGAGACATGAAGTGCAAGAAAATGACAGTAGATGAAATCCTCGCGCAGCTCAAAGAGGGCACCAGCGAGGAGAACAAGGCTCAGTTGAAGAGCCTCTATTCACCAATCGTCAATGCCATGAACGACATCCTTGACGAGATTGTGAAGGGTGCGGCAGACAAGGAAGACCTCGCCAAGATTGACGAGCTCAAGTCTGCTGTTGCCGAAATTAACGGCGAGAAAGGCCTGAAGAGCGACATCACCAAGTTGTTCGAGCAGGTGAAGGAAGTGAACTCTGTGATTGCCGACCTGAAGAAGCAGGGCGTGAAGCAGGAGCTCATCAGCAAGTTCGACGAGCAGTTGAACGCCATGTTCGACTCCGAGAGTTTTGAACTCTTCAAGACTGGCAAGAAGACGAAGACTGGTTCTTTCGACATCTCTGCTATGAAGAGTGCCGAGTATCCTGTGAACATGACCAGCAACTACACTGGCTCGATTCTCATCAGCCAGCAGCAGAAGCGCGTCATTGACCCATTCGCGTCTGGCAAGACCCACCTCCGTGAGGTTCTGGCTACCGAGCAGGGCGATCCTCAGTTCCCAACCCTCACCTACAACCAGATTTCAGCACTGAACCGCAACGCACGTTTCGTGACCGAGAACGGTTTGCTGCCTGAGTCTGCGTTCAGCGTGAAAGAGGTGACCACGGGCACGAAGCGCCTCGGTACCACCATCTTCGTTTCCAAGCGCATGCTCAAGAGCCGCGTTTGGGTTCGTTCTTACCTTCTCAACCGTATTCCAGTCTGCATCGCCATGGCAGAGGATTGGAACATCCTCTTCGGTGACGGTCAGGGCGAGAACCTTGAGGGTATCGTGAACAACGAGAACGTGAAGAGCATCGAGAGCATCATTGCTGATGCTGTCGTGACCGGCACGGCTGGTTCCGTTGCTTCCGTGGCAACTTACAACGGCGGTGCTGACACCATCATCACGTTCGCTGCCGCTCAGCCAGAAGTCCGTTCTGGTCAGAGCATCGTCTTCACTGGTGCTGCAGAGCATTCTCCATTGCTCACAGCGAAGACTCTCGTCAAGATGAACGACACGCAGATCCTTCTGCCTGGTGTCGCTTATCAGAGCGAGACTGCCGCTAACCTCGCGTTCACGGTCAAGAACCAGTTCTACCAGAACATCGAAGATCCGAACTCTGAGGACGTGATTCGCACAGCGTTCGCTGTGATGAACTATGGTGAGTACAACCCGACCTGCATCGTGCTGAACCCATCTGATGTGAACACCATCCAGGGCGAGAAGGATACGACTGGTCGCAGCCTCAACCTCGTGACCGTGGTGAATGGCCGCAAGTTTATTGCTGGCTATCTCATCATCGAGAGCACGCAGATTCCTGTCGGCAAGTATTTCCTCGGTGACACTGTCAACGGTGCATCGCTGGTTGACTACACCAACCTCTCTGTTGAGTGGGCTGACGATGTGGACAGCAAGCGTCGCAACTGCGTGGCTCTCATCGCTCAGGAAGAGGTCATCCTTGCCCTCTACAACCCATTCGCATTCGCTTATGGCGACTTGGCTTCTCTCAAGACCGCCATCACGAAGCCTGCTGCCCAGGAGGAGCCTGAGACTCACACCACAACGACTGTTGTGTACGAGCAGGTTGACGCCACTGGCCAGAACCCTGCAAGCAAGGGTTACTACAAGAAGGTGAACGGTGAGTTCGTTGCCGCTACGGAGACCTCTCCAGCAGACAACACGACTTACTACACTCGCACTGAGACTGTGACTGAGGTAACAACTGAATAGCCATGAAGAAGACTCTTATCATAACAGGCAACGGCATTGCTCTTGAGCGTTTTGCTCGGGAGCAGCGCCTGCGCTTCAAGAAAGAGGGCTTCAACGTGACTGTCGGTGTTCCTTCCGTTCCTACCATCGACACGAAGGCGGCTCCTGCCGAAGACGTGAAGGAAGCACCAGCGGAAGTTGAGAAGCCTGAATCCGTTGTGGTTGTTGATAACGTATAAGTGGAAGATTCCAAGGAAGTGCAAGTTGAGGACTCCAAGGAAGCATCTGCGGAAGAATCCCAAGATGCACCAGCGGAAGACTCAAAGGAAGCACCTGCCGAGGATGTCAAAGATGCTCCGTCTGATGACACCAAGGAAGCTCCTGCTGCTGACGTGAAGGAAGCACCAGCGGAAGAGAAGAAAACTACGAAAAAGTCCAACAAGAAGTGAGCATGGTACGACTGATAGATTGCACGTATTTCACGAAGGGCGAACGCTTGGTTCAAAACGCCCCGATATCTCCTGACCGATGCGTCGATCAGAACGAGATTGCTGTCCGTGACAGCATCAACGGATGGATAGACAGCGTTCAGGAAGGTTTCCTCATCGCCATGATGGGCGTCAACATGACGAAGGTTCTTCTCGCCTACCTTGAGGCGAAGGAGATTGCAAGCCAGAGCCAGGGTGAGTCTGATGGTGCTGAGGAGCCGGAAGTGGAGGATGTCGAGACTGACGAGGAACTGGAGTTCCTTGCCAACGGTCTGAAGGAAAGCCTCGCCGACTATGTGATGTACAAGTTGCTCAGAGGCACGCAGCTTCATGTTCAGAACACCGGTGCCGTTGTGCTGAAGAGCGTGAACGACACTGGCGAGAACACGGCACGCCGTCAGGCTTCCGTGTGGAACACGATGGTGGGTCGCAACCTTCGCTTCCTCGATGAGGCGAAGCAGTGTCTGAGCAATTACACAATCTGTTATGTCACAAACATGGTGACTCCCATCAATGCGATGAACTTATGAAGGGAATAGTTGAAATATTGGGCGAAGTGGTTGCAGGTCTTAAAGAGGACTTGACAATCAGCGTGTGTGACGGCGTCGGCAGATGCACAGAGGTTAAGAAGCCCGAGGTGAATTACATATTCGGCAACGATATGTACATCAAGGAGAAGCTTGACACGATGAGCAAGTCGCCGCAGTCGGCAGACCGAAAGCCCAAGTTCCCTCTCGTCGCCTTGTTCACTCCTGTCATTGAGAAGCGTGATTCGGCAGACTATCAGATGAAGGCGAACGTCAACATCCTGATAGCCTGCTCATCTCGCCAGGAGTGGAGCAATGAGCAACGCTTGACGACATCCTTCGTGAACATCCTTCGCCCTGTGTATGAGCGTCTGATGTCCGCATTGAAGTCTGACGGAAGGTTTCTCATCGCCTATGATGATGTCATTCCTCACACTTACAGCGAGAACTACAGCTATGGACGATATGGTGCCTACACGCAGAGCGGCCAGCCCGTGAGCGAGCCCATTGATGCCATCAATGTAGGGAATCTGGAGATTAAGATCAAAAATGTCAAATGCGTAAATAGAAGATTACAATGAGACCAATACGTAATTGTTACAAGGCTGATTTCAATTCGGGCAAGAGTGGTTGCCCTATTGACTACGGCAAGATTAAGGGTGCCATCATCGTCCCTGCTGGCGAGAAGCTCCCTGCGGGTTTCGATGGTGATGACCTCCGTGAGGCTTGCCACGCTGATCTGCCCAACCGCATCTATCCTGTCCTCCTGTTCGTGGAGTACGCGAAGAACGGCGGTGAACCTCAGGTTAGCGCCGTTGGCTATGGCCCCAACAAGGTGACTGGCATCAGTGCCCAGACTGACACCTTCACGCTCGACGGTGTGGACTACGGTCTGCATGCAGAATTGCTGAAGAGCAAGAACGTGAAGCGTGATGTGTACTACTTCGACGAGGATGGTGTGATTTACGGAGTCAACGACGGCACGGACGTGCTGGCCGGCATTCCAATGAGCTGCATCTACTCGACCATCATCCCTCATCCAACTTCGGGTGCTGAGGAGTCGCTGACAGTCAGCTTCTGCCACCTCGACGCAGAGAAGAGCCAGCAGAACTATGACTTCATCGACACCGATATCCGCTTTGAGGATGCCCTCATCGGTTTGACCCCTGTTGAACTTGTGAAGGATGGTAGCAACAAGTACCACATCGTGGAGAAGGTCGGCGGTTTCGACCGCACGCCTGAATTCGGCACCGTCATCGCTGCCAACGCTGCCGCAACGATTGACGGCATTTCTGCCGCAACCTATGCTGATGGTGCTTTGACGCTGACGGTGACTCAGGGTGCAACACCAGCACTCAAGGCTCCAAGCGCATTGTATGCCAAGGGTATTGAGGGCATTGTTGGCGTATGACACTCGAGGGAGTGACGTTTGTCGATGACGCTGTCAGGATGATGTCTCGGGAGGAGTTCGTTGAGAGACATAAGGACTGCTTCTGGCAAGACAGGAAAGAGGCTGACAGAGTGAAGATGCTTGAAGATGCTTACGAGATTATAAGTAGATGAGGGCTGGGCGAAAGCCCGACCCTCTCTTTTTAACCACTAACGATGAAGGGCTATGGACTTTGAAATGTTTTCTGATGCGATCAACACTGCTGTTGACGGGTTTGAGGATGCTGTCCTCGCATGCCTGGAGACGAACAAGGGTGTTGTGGAGGACATCGTGCATGAGCAGTTGTACAGCGGTGTGGACGGCAATAATGACTACCTGTCGCCCACCTATGACGATGACCCATACTTCAAGACACCGGCGCACAGCAAGTGGTATAAGGCTTGGAAGGAGAGGATCACGCCACCGATTCAGGGTGAATTGCTGTTTTTGCCTCCAAGACCTGTCGAGGTGCCGAACTTGTTCATCATCGGTACGTTCTATGACAGTATCAGGACTGAGCGGACAGCTGACAGCCTCCACGTGTTTACTGGAGGTTTCCGTGACGGCCCTCTGATTGAGAAGAAGTATGGAGAGTCCATCTTCATGATTGGCATGTCTGGAAAGGAATACTTCAATGAGCATTTCTTGAGAGACTGGATATTGAACTATTGGAAACTTTGTGGGCTATGAGTTGTGCGTGTGAGAGAAAGAAGATGATGAGTGACCTGGAGAGGATGAGCGAGTTGGCGAGAAAAGCCGCTCGGATGGAAGAAAAGGTGATGGCGGTATATTCGAGGCATGACGGAACGTATGCGTTCTGCGGTGTGGATGAGTTGAACGGTGAGGATGTTGTGGAGTACCGGCATTGGCTGTGAGGCATGGCAGAATCATGCCACTTGTTTAGGAATAACTAAACTCAAAAAAATATATTATGGCAGACATAAGAATTACTGATTTGGTGGATCCGCGTGCGATTGAGGACTTGCGGACTGTGAAAACCGAGGTGGACAATGTCCGCACTGCATACCTTGAAGTCATCAGGGCGACTGCAGAAGCCATCAAAATCAAGGTCGAGACGGTTGGCGACATCGAGAAAATCAACAATGTCGTCGCTGTCGGCATGAAGAAGGCAGAGGAGGCTACTGTCCGGCTGAACAATGCCGCTGACCAGCAGCGTCAGATAATCGGTCAGACGACCAATGTCATCAGCCACGAGCTTGCTGAGATTGAGAAGGAGAACAAGGCGAAGCGAGAGTCGTATGAGCAGGATAAGAGCGCCCTTGACATTGCCAAGAAGGTGCTCGGCACACGTGAGCAGAACATCCAGAAGCTGATGAAGACGAAGGAGTACCTGGCACTCACGAAGCAGGTGATGAAGGATGTGAACTCACAGTTGAAGGAAGGCAAGATTTCTCAGGAAGAGGCTCACCAGAAGCTGGCGAAGTTGGAGAGCGATTACCGCCTCGCCAACAAGGAGGCTCAGGAACTGAACAAGGTGCTGAACAATCAAGACAAGGAACTGAATGCTGTTGAAGGCAGTTACCAGCGGTTGTCACTCGAACTGGAGCAGATGAAGATGGCGTACAGGAAGATGACCGATGAGGAGAAGAATAACCCTGCAGGGCAGGCACTTGAGAAGGGCATACAAGAACTTGGTGAGCACCTGAAGGATCTTGATGCCGATATGGGCGAGTTCCACCGCAATGTAGGCAACTATGCGATAGCTGCTGGCGACTATGTTGACGTGATGCTGAAGGCTGTCGGTGTCAACGGCAAGTTCGGCAGTTCCCTCAAGATGCTTGCTGGAGAGGGCGGTGGTGACATCATCGCAGGTCTGAACACCAAGTTTAAGGCGTTCGGAGTCACCTTGAAAGGCTTCTTCGCGAATCCTGCCATTCTTGCCATCCTCGGCATCGGTGGAACCATCGCCGCTTTCAAGTGGTGGTATGACTACAACAAGGGCATCATGGAAGCCACAAGGCTTACGAGGGAGTTTCTGAATGTGACTGGCGATGATCTTACCGATATCCGCAGCGAGATTCAAGCGATTGCTGATGAATGGGGCAAGGAATACAAGGATGTGCTTTCCGCTGTCGATATCCTTACGAAGCAGTACGGCATAGACACGAGGGAGGCGCTGGATGTTGTCCGTGGCGGATTCCAGGCAGGAGCAGACCTTTCTGGCAATATGCTGAGCAACATGGAGCGCTATGCCCCCATCTTCAAGGACATGAAGCTTGATGGAAGCCAACTTGCAGCAGTCTTGGCGCAGACTCGCAGCGGCATCTTCAACGAACAGGGTCTGCAGATGATGCAGATGGCAACGAAGAGGCTTGGCGAGATGAGTTCTGGCACGAAGAAGGCTCTTGAGGATCTTGGTGTCAGCACGGACGAGTGGAATGAGAAACTGATGAACGGCGAGGCTAATTTCTTCGATTACCTGCAAGAGGTGAGCAGGAAGATGGGAGAGCTTCCCCGTGAGAGCCAAGAGGTGAGCAATGCCCTGAAAGAGGTCTTCGGTCGCAATGGTGCCGCAGGTGGCATGGAGATTGTGAAATACATCGGTGAGATGACTACAAGCCTTGAAGATGTGAAGAAGGTGACAGGTGAAGTCGGAACCCTGCACGATCAGCACATCGAAAAGATGAAGGAGCTGAACAAAAAGGTGGCAGGCTTGTTCGATGTGACGCAGAAAGGATTCGAGGAGTCAACGATAGCCGCAAAGATTTACCTTACTGATGCCTTGATAAAGGTTGTTGACTACTTGCAGAAAGCAGTCGACTGGACTGTCGCTTGGTATGACGAGAGTGTGGCTTTCCGAGCAGTCGTGCAGTACATCGGATTTGCTTTCAATGTTTTGTGGGCAAATGTGAAAACAGGAGTGAAACAGTCTGTCACTTTGCTTGAGGGGCTGGCAAGAGCCACCAGAGCCTTGTTTAATCTTGACTTTGACAAGTTTGGCGATGCCGTCACCGAACTATGGAAGTCGAGGTTCCAGAATATCAAGGACATGGGCAATGAGATTGTGGATGCCTTTGAGTCTGCCAAGAAGAGGGCTGAGAACGGGAGAGAAAAGAAAACTGGCACGGCTCCATCGGAACTTGCCGGCGACGAAGGTGGCGGAACTGGGACAACGACGATTACGAACCCTGTCATCACCACACCAAATGTAGGAGCCTCAACGGTGAGCAAGGAATCTGAGGCAAAGAATATGGAAGAGGTGCGTGAAATCATCATCGAAGCCACGAGGAAGACCATAGAGGACAGACTGAAACTTGTAGAGGAAGGCAGTGAGGATGAAATGAAACTTTCCGTCCAGTATGCTGAGGCTGAAATGGCAGCCGCCGTTGCCTCTGCACGTAAGAACTTCGCCAAGCAGAAGGGTGAACTGGATGCGAGCCTCGCCCAGCGGAAAATCAGTCAGGAAGAGTACAACAAGGGCATCGAGGTGCTGAATGAGGAAATGATGACAGCCGAACTTGCCGCAGAGCATGAGAAGAACGAGGCTATCAGTGAGGCGAGAAAGAAGTTTGCCAATGCCGAAATCGGTAGAATCAGCGAGTTCTATGCAGTGCAAAAGTCGTTGAGAGACACAGCATATGTGGAAGAGGTGACAGCCATCGAGCAGCAGTATGCAGAGGGCCTCATCACGAAGGAGGAATACGAGCGCGCCCTGTATGAGGCGAAGGTTAGGTATGAGCATGCTTCCGCATTGGCTGTCATAGAATCTCTCGAGAAGCAACTTGATGCAGAGGTGCTGACAGCTGAGGCTCGTGAGAAAGTGGTGCGTGAGTTGGCGAAAGCGAAGGCTGACTTGGCTAAGAAGGAGGCTGACGAGACCATTGCCGCCATGGAACGTGAGAAGAAGGCTGATGACGATCTTGCCAAGAAGCGTCAGCAGAACATGAGGAAGTGGATGCAGGTTGCAGGTCAGGCTATCGGGAAGATAAAGGGTTTGATGGATGCCATGTATGACGGGCAGATTCAGAAGATTGACGAGCAGAAGGAGGCAAATCAGGTGCACTATGACGAAGAGATTGAACGCATCGAGTCGCTGGCTGAACGAGGCGTCATCTCCACCGAGGAGGCTGAGGCTCGAAAGACTGCTGCCGAGAAACGACGTGCAGAGAAGGAGGCAGAATTGGAAAAGAAGAAGCAGGACCTGGAATACAAGAAAGCAGTGTGGGAGAAGGCGACAAGCATCGCACAAGCAGGCATAGCAACCGCACTTGCTATCACTCAGGCATTGCCGAATATCGCTCTTGCGGCTGTTGTCGGTGCCATGGGTGCCATTCAGGTCGCCACCATTCTTGCAACTCCCATCAAGGCGTATGCGAAAGGTACTGGCGAGAAAGGACACGAGGGCGGTCTTGCCATGGTTGGTGATGGTGGAAAGCGTGAGGTGGTCGTGATAGGTAATTCTGCATGGCTGACTCCAGACAAGCCTGTGGTGGTCGATTTGCCGAAGGGTGCGATGGTGTACCCAGACGTGGAGGATTGGAAACTCAGCGTTCCTCTTGTGGGTTCATCGACCCAGTTGCAGCAGACGGAACCGAAGATACTTGTTGTGAGCGACTACAAGCGTCTGGAGAAGAAGATGGACGAACGCAACAGACTTGCGAGGATGTCAATGAAGTTGCAGGCTGAAGCAACGTATAAGGCAGAGTTCGCACAATATAGGAGGGATTGCTGATGAAAGAGAAGTCTGTAAGGCTGGATGAGTTGTGTCTGGCCGAGTTTATAGACATAGCCTGTGGTGAGTATGGCGGCTTGGCAGAACGTGTCGGGTTGCCAGCCTCATCTGAGAAGGTGCAGAAGCTCGCATCGAGCCTCATCGTGTCGTATCGTGGTGTTGCTGACCCTGTCGGCATGAGGATGTTTGTGAACGATCATGGCAGTGAAGCGAAGGAAAGAGCGAAGATGGTGATGTTTGGCTTGATGAAGGCATTGGTTGACAATGGTGAGCCTGATGACGTGAAAGAGGTGAGAAGAATTCTTGCCGAGGATATCGGTCGAAGCCGTTGCGGACGTATGTCCGTCGAGGAATTGTCAGCGTTTCTCGGCAAGGAGTTGAAGAGTGTGGAGTTCTCCGTTGAGAGGAAGAAGGCGAAGAAGGATGTCTCAACAGAGGCGCATCGTTCGCCAGATGATGTGCGCCTTGGCTTCGATGCAGAGATTGCATGGGTGATGAGCCATTACAAGATGAGCATCGACACGAGAGTCGTGAGTGCAAGCGTGTATGCCAACCTCGTGAAGAATGCGGTTGCAGAAGTGAAGATGAAACAGAAGGTGAAGAAGTAGTGTTTCATAGTTAGAGATTAGGTTAGTTTTCACCACTGCGCTGTGAAGTGCGGTGGTGTTTTTTTTTGTTTTGATTTTGCCGTTTGGGTGGTCAAAAGGTGGTCAAAAAAACGATGAAATGTTAAAAATTAAAATATATAACAAAAAAGTTATATAAATATTTGTTAGTTTCACGAAAAAGCCGTAACTTTGTAGTGTCTTAAAAATAAAGGAAGTATTAACCACTTAAACCCCATTCGAAAATGAATTGGAACGAAATGAAAAGATTAGTCATCTCAAAAGGCTACGAGTTCGTAAGACATGGTTCGAGACATGACATCTACAGACACCCAGTCAAAAAGGACATCTTACAGATTGAAAGACATTGGTCACAAGAAGTTAGACCGAAATTGATGAAGAAGATTCTAAGTCAGATAGGCAAATAGCCTATCTGACTACCCAAAAAATAAAGATTGTCAAACCTAAATTATTGAGAAATTATGTTAGTAGCAATAGAAAAACAGAGCGATGGGACTTACATCGCATACAACAAGGAGAGCGAAGATTTCACCGCTCTCGGATCTGGTGACACCATCGCTGAGGCAAAGGAGGATTTCTTCAACAGCATAGAGGAAATGAAGGAGGTCTATCAGGAAAGCGGAGATGAAGTGCCAGCTGCCATGATGGAGAAGCCCACCTTCAAGTTTGACCTCGCATCCTTCTTTGAGTATTACTCTTTCATCAACGTGACTGCATTCGCCAAGATGATAGGCATAAACGGCTCTTTGATGCGCCAGTACAAGAAGGGCAACACCTACATATCAGATGCCCAGTTGCAGAAGATACAGACTTTCGTGAACAATATGGGCACGGATTTTCAAGGTTTGCGCCTTGTGTGACATGGGGGTGCAGTCCAGTTCCTGCACTACTTCCTTTATTTAAGACACTGACTGGAAGCCTCGGCACATTGCGTGTCGGGGCTTTTTGTTTGTTATTGGTGCAGTTCCTGCTTGAGGATTCTGCGCCCTTCGTGGATGCGTCGCTGGACGGTTCCCAGCGGAATGTGGAGGAAGTCGGCTATCTCCCTGTATGAGTAACCGAGAGCGTACATGATGACGGGACGGATGCAGATGCTTCGTGTTGAGGCTTGGCGGACATGCTGGATGACCTGCTTGGCACGGATGAGGGCGTCGGCATGTGCGTGTGTGGTCGGTTCCTTCGTCGGGAAGTCTTCAACGAGCACGGAGAACTTGCTTCTGTTGTACTGGTTGATGTAGATGTTCTGCATGACCTTGTAGGCGAGGCTTCTGAATGCGTGGCTTTCGTCGAAGCTGTCCCGTGTCTGCCAGAGTCTGAGGACGGTGTCGCTCACAAGGTCTTGGATGTCATCCTCGCCCTTGCAGTATCGCCCAGCCATCTGTCTGAGCCATGGAAGCTGGCTGATGAGTTCACTTGCGAAGTCCATCGTTGCCGTCTTGTTCTGTCCGCTCTCTCTCTATGCGGCTCATTTCCCTCATCCGCATGGCTTCCTGCCTCATGGTGTCGATGAGGCTGTCCACGACCTGCCCTCTCACCATCCTGTTGAGTTTGGAGAGGAGTGTTGTCATTCGATCGCATTTCCGCTCAATTCTCTTGAGCTGCCTGGTGATGTTCTTTTTCGGTTTCATGAAGGTGTAAATTTAGGAATTGTTTGGGATTCTGATTACAAATAAGGCAATGCGTTTGTTCGGTAGGCATGCAATCTGTGCTAAACGTCAGCAAATGTTAAGGTGACAAAATGGTGAAGTTTTCGTTTGCATATCTCGCTAAAAATGAAGAACTTTACAGTAGAAATCATTCAAAGAATTGTCGAACTTAAAAAAATGAGATCATGAAACAGAAAAATTTCAGAATGAGAGTGATGAAGTATGCGTACCAACTCAGAGAGAAGGACTTCGGAAGTTGGAGCGAGTGTATGAAACAAGCGTGGGCGTTGTACAGACTGGCGTCACGGATGCGTGGAGAGGTGGTTTCTTTCCTCTACCGCAAGACCAACGGGCAGTTCCGCCATGCCTTCGGCACACTGATGGGGTTGCCATCAGGAGCGAGCCTGAACGGCAAGCGGTTGACAAAACCGAGCTACAAGACGATGGCTTACTGGGATGTGAAGAAGGAGGGGATGAGGTGCTTCTGCGTAGAAAGATTGATTGCAGTGTATTGATTGAACGCAATTTACATTTTCTACAACTACATGAAACACAAATGTTTATAAAAACTCTTTGTTTCAAGAAAAGGCGGGCGTGGTAGAATCGCTCGCTTTTTCACGTATCTTTGCCGACAAAGAGAAAAGCTATGCTTTGTCGGTTTTATCTTCATATCAACAGCAATGTGGTGACGGTCGGTGAGACAGACTGCCACGAAGTGACGTCTGATGTCGCGAACTCGTCCCAGCTGGAGCAGAGTTGGGAACGCAAAGGATTTGGTGGCGTGAGCCGTAAATACGGCAGTCGCATCGAGTTTGTTGGTGACGCAGCACAGATGCTTGTTGACCTGTGGGATGACAATTATATCGAATCTGTGGCATCATTCGCCATACATGTAGCAGACAACCACTGGAACTTCTCCGAGGCGTGGTCTTGTCCTCTTGACTTCTCCACGTTCGTATGGGATGGCAACAAGGTGAGCGTGAACTGCGTTGACAATTCCGCCGCATCCCTCATCAAGGCTAACGGCGGAACGAAAAGCAGCTATCAAGTAAGCGCCCTGAGGTCTCAGCAGCCTCTTCTCTATGACCGTGTCGTGACGAGGAACGAGGCAGAGTACATGATGGTAGGTGACACTGTCCAAGGTGAAGACACATGGACAAAGGTTATTTCCAGAGCCGCAATTGATTGGATTGTCCCGATATCTCTTGTTGACACATCGAGGATGTCTGACCGCACGCAACTTGTTCTTCAGGACCAGGGAAGTTACTTTTACTTGCCTAACAATGCTTCTGACGATCATTTTGCAGAAGTCAACAACCTGACATCATTCTGGATTGATTTCAGGAATTTCAGGATTAAGTGGAATACGCCGAGGACAACTGTTGCCCGAACCATGACATTCATACTTGTCCAGTGGCCGCAGACGTATTCGTCGCTTAGAGCTGCAGTCCATGATCAAGCTCACCATAACATCATGATGGTTGAGGTGACCATCAATACTTCGACTAAGACTTGGGCTTGCCCGATATTCGGTAACTTCAGCGTTCAAGCTGGGAACAATCTCTCACTTGTCTGTGACGCGGACTACGCAGGTGGTGAAGAGTTCTGGATGAACACCAATCACGGCGACATGGCGTGGAACTCGCGTGGAGAGAACGTTGACATCAATGTCATAGAGCCTTCCGTCTTGTTGAACAAGATTCTTGAAACCGTCGCTGACGGGAAGATGACGATAACAGGAGAGATTTCTCCAAACATCGGAGGAGTTGCCAACACACGGCTTGCAGGCATGAAGATCATGGCAGCCGAAAGTGCCAGAGGATTCAATGACGCTTATGTCCACACGAGTTTCAATCAGTTCGCGAAGATGATGGAGTCTGTGTTCGGCTACGTGTACCAGATTACCGAAAGTGCTGGGAGAGCATCCGTTACCTTCCTCCACCGCAGTGACCTTTTCCAATCATCATCCGTGAAAAGCCTTTCGAGAACTAACGGCTTCCAGAGGAGTGTTGACAACAGCATGCTGTATGCAGAAGTAAAGATCGGTTTCGATGACCAGGAGTACGATAACGGCAACACTGGTAACGATGAGTGGAACTCCGAATACACCTACTTGACAGGCAATGCGATGAAGTCCGCGACGCTTGACCTTGTATGCCCATATAGAGCAGACTGCTACGGCGTGGAAGAGCTTGTTGCCAAAAGCAGCGAGAGGGAGAAGACCGACAAGGACGAGGATGTTTTCATCGTGAAGTGCCTTGAAAGTGTTGTTGACGGCAGGTGGAGAATTGACCGAGCGATTGCCGTAGATGGCGCTTACACAAATACCGTGTTCAATGCGGCTTTCACACCTATTTACATGGTTGAGGCTAACAAAGGATATATCTCATCCTTCTGCAATGGGTTGAGGCTTTCCATGACAAGCGGTAGCAGAAATGTGGTCGTAGGCGGAGAAGCCGTCACTAAGAACTTCGTTTTCTCTGGCAATGACAGGATGTTCCACTGCTGTGGACTGAAAGTCATGACTGATGATCAAGAACTTCCGATTGACAAGAACGGCGTGATTTCCTTTGAATATAATGGAGAGGTGTACTGCGGCTACCTCAAAAGTGTTAAGACGAAGTGTCAGAGCGAAGAGCCTCTCGAGTATGAACTGATTGAATGTTGAATATATGAGTTACATAGTAAGTCCATTTACACCTGTTTTCTGGAAGCCGACCACAGACCCGTTCGGCGCCAAGTCGAAATATGTCCAGACTTGGGCACAGACAGACAAGATTCTTGTGCAGTGCATCCAGTTGACATCATCAGCGCCTATCGCAGGTGTTGACGGTGACGTTCCTGCGCTTTCTCTAAAGAACCTGGAGACAGGTTCTGTGACCTCATTGGCTTGGCAGTCATGGGCGATGAACAGCTGGGCGACCGTGAAGTGGTGTGAAGTCACCTCTCTGTCAACTGGCATATATGCGCTTATGCTTGGCAGCGTGGAGAGCGAACCTTTCTGTGTGACCGATGTCGATGACTATATAGAACGCACAAGCCTCATCCAGTACAGCATGGTTGACAACAGAACGCGCCTTGACACGGCATTTGTCGTTGACGGAGAGAGGCAGTTCTTCGATTTCCGTGTTCCTGGAGGATTCATGGACAACGGGTGGTCATTCGGCGTTGACAATGAGCAGTTCACGACGAGCATGTATGACAGCATTGACGTGCATGCCCATGAGCTGACTTTGAAGACATTCACGCTTGGTGGAAGTGAGGGCGTTCCGTCGTGGTATGCCGAGCTTCTGAACAGGTTGCTGACATGCTCGTATGTGTATGTAGATGGCGTGCGTTACTCTCGCCATGAGAGCGACGTTCCCGAGATTGCAGGAGAGATGGAGGACTTGAGAAGTTACATCTACACGCAAGTGCTCCAGCAAGTGAAGTATCTTGTGCCAGAGATAGAGGATGCCAACATGATTCGGCTGAGAAGGGTTGGTGACGTGCAGGATGATTACCGTGTGAGTGACATTGATGGAGAAACAGTGAACAGAATGATATAGAGATATGACGGAAGGTGAGATTCAGGTGATTGTCGCCGAGGTGCTGCGGAGGATACGCGAATATTCGGCACGGGTGGTGGACTTGACGGATGTCGGTTCGCTCCCTCCTGATGCGTGGATTGAACTTTCTGAGGGCAGAAAGGTGAAGGTGTCTGACTTCATTTCTGCTGCAAGGGCGCTTAATCTCATCAAGAGCGGTGAGAGCACGCCTGCGAGCGACGACAAGGTGTATTCATCGCTGAAGTCAGACGAGATATTCCTGAAGATTGTTGATGCATTGGGCATGTACCTGCGCAAGGACGCTGACGACATAGACCCAAATACTGCGACGTTCGGTGATCTGATAGTTAGGAAGGGTACGCGTTCAAACGGCACGCTCTCAGATGGTGGCATAGCAGCCGAAGGCGATATAAGTTCAGAAGGTCAAGTCCATGCGGCAAGAAATGTTTTGATAGGACTTGCGAGCCTCATCGAGGAGACTGTCGAGCGTAAGATATTGAGCACATACGGTAGCGTTGACTCGATGGTGAACGGACATGGCACCTTCCTGACGAATAAGGACAGATTCCAGACGACAAACATTGAAGCGAGAGGAAGTTTGACGGTGATGGACCTCATCATCAATCAGCTTCATGCCATGGAGGGCGATTACTACTTCGCTGATGTCGGTGCGATAGAGCGTGTGGTGACGATTGACGAAAACGCTCATTCATACAGATTGTACTTGAAGAAGGACACTGAAACAAGTATCATCACGTTGTGGGAGGGCGATATCCTGTGGAGTGTGGCAAACAATCTGAGAACGCACAAGACTACTGACGCTTCTTTCTACGTGCATCCGTCTTGGATGCTTGCCAATGCCATCGATCAGGAGCACTTCTTCATTGATGTGACGCTTTATGACGACGCGCAGTTTGGCATTGAAGTTGGCACGACCAATTTCCCACCAGAGGCTGGTTTCAACCTCGTCAGACGTGGCAATGCCCTGGCAAGGCTTGATGACAGCAAGGCAGAACGGGCGAGGGTGTGGCACATCAGCAACACGGAGGGAAGACTGGAGTTCCTGGATTACCTCTACACGCCTGTTGTGGATGATGAGAACTACCAGACAACTGTCGGACGCCTGCCTGACATCGAGGTGCTGAACAACTGGTTCCACTACCGTAACCTTGGTGAGCCTCATGAGCATGTCGGCGTGTACACCCGATTCCTCTTTGCAGAGAACTTCGTGCACATCGACTGGATGGGACGTGTGGTGAGCCAACAGAACTACCGTGGGGAATGGAACCTTGCGACCGCTCAGAGCGCCACCGATTACTACAAGGTTGACAAGACCAGGCAGAGAGTGAATGACGAATACATCGAGACGGCGTATCTGACCGACACGGTGACATGGCTCGGAGCCATCTGGGGGTGCAACCACACGGGCACCACGCAGGAACCGACATGGTATTCCTCGCACTGGGTGATGATGGGTGGCAACAACGCATGGGACATCGAGCTGCACAAGACGGATGCTCCGGTACCGAACACCCGTCAGGAGACCTTTGAGATGGAGATATACTTCCGCATCCTGTTCAACGGCTACGACGTGACAGAGAAGGTGCTGGCTCAGAACTACCACAGCGTCACGTGGGAGAGGACTACGGACAACGGGGCTGCAGACACGACATGGAACGAGGTCGGGGTGCAGCAGTGCTATCAGGATCTGACGGGAACGAGGCTCCTGCTTCGCCACGATCCGTCAAACCACCGCACTGATTTCGGAGCGAACATCAAGACGTACAGGAGGGCGACCTTCAAGGTCGAGGTGCTTGTGCCGATGGCGAATGGAGAAAACAAGACTGTATCAAGAACATTCAATTTCATATAGGACATGAAAATACAAGGAAGTGACATCGTAATCCAGCATGACCCGTTAAGCTATGCAACCGGTTATGTGTTTTTGCAGGGAAGTCCGCATCAGACGTATGACACACAGTCCATGCAGTACGACCCGAGCCGTGCCGTCGTTCCGCTTGTCATCATGCCGTGGGTCAGCGTGAATGACCCTAACGGGGAGTACAGCGGACAGTGCAACCTGAACAGCGTCACAGCCATCTACCGAAAGATGGTGAACGGCGCATGGGTTGACGTGAACATAGACGGCAGCGAACCCACCAAGTACTTCATCAGTGACGGCACCACGCAGCAGGGTGTCACGGCTCCTCGTGGCGCGGTGGTGTTCCTCATGAACGTGCCTCCTGCAGAAGTCTCCGCCATCATCATCACGGCAAACGTGGTTGACCCTCTCGACGGACTGCTGAAGGCATGGGAAAACACCGTTGACCTCCAGACCAAGACGGCAACGACCACGCAATACACGCTGCGCGTAGATGACGGTGTGGTGGCGAATGGCTCCTTCGACCCGAGGGATGTGCAGAAAACGAACGGCAAAAGACTGCTCACGCTGGCTGTGCAGCTGTATGCGGACAACGTGGAGGTTGCCGATGCGGATGCCGTCTATTTCTGGTACCACTTCGTCAATGGCCAGTACATCCCCATCACCGACGATGACCAGCTGTGGCTCCGCACACCGTTCCTGGACAACACCACGCACGAACTCCCGAACGTCATACAGGTGGAACTCGACCACTTCGACCAGCTCAGGCTGATGGTCAGCGCTTCACCTATCGGCGACACGAGACCAACCGAGCCGGATTTCCTGCATGGCGCAGAGAGAATCTACTTCGACTACAAGCGTGTCTGCAGAAAGGACGTTGAGGGATTCGTGATCGGTGACGTGGGAATCAAGCTGATTGACAACGAGGACATCCGGCGAAGCATCCTGCTCAGGGACAAGAACGGCGATATCGCCAACGCTGCCGTGGATGAGCACTTCAGGATAGACTGGTACCTGAGGAACAACAACAGCTCTTACGTCAGCAGGGGAAGGAGCATCGCAGGAAAGGCTCGAACGGACTTCAGAGCCACGCACAACAACGTGACCACACTGATGCCAAAGGTTTACTTCATGAAGTGCTGGAAGGCTATCATGTTCAACAACAAGTATCTCGTTGACGGCAGCGGCAAGGTCGTGACCGGACAGGACTACATACAAATTTAATACTGATATCAATATGAAAGAAGTGATGTATCTTTTAGTGCCATTCGAGGAAGTGAAGGACATCTTCCCTTACGCAAGGGTCGTGCAAGGCAAAGCCCTCTTGCAGCTGGCACAAATCCGATACCTGAAGGGAGTCACAGGTATTGAGGTCATAGGTAGCCATGAGGCTGACATTATGATTGCCGAACAGGAGGAAATGGAGAGAAACGGTCTTACTGACGGAGGTGAAGCTGCTGCAGGGCAGGAGGAAGTTTCTGTTGGCGAGACTGGGCAGAATGAGGGCGGTGGAGAGGAACCTGCTGCAGAACCTGCAGAAGCGGCTCCTGAGGAACCAGACCCAGAACCTGCTGAAGAATCTGCTCCAGCAGAGTCCGAGTCTGAACCTGCTCCAGAAGAGTCAGAACCAGGACCAGAGGGAGAGCAGCCTTCCGAAGAGGCTTCCGAAGGTGAGTCTGAGGACGAATCTGAAGGTGAGTCAGATGGTAGCTCTGAGAACGAAGAAGAAGTACAAACCAACAATAAGGAGGACGAAGAATGAGTACATTGTTAACAGGTGTCTTCGACATCATCCCTGTTGCCGACGGCAGTCAGGCTTTCCCGACGATGGATGTCACTGGCGCCCTCTCTCAGTCGTACAGCGGAAACACCTATTTCCCCGACTGGAAGACACAGTCAGCATTGAGGCCAGTGGTGCAGCCCCGTTGCTATGACGGTCTTGAGGGAAGCACAGTCGAATATGGTTTTGTGGCTGGCATCGTCACGTCTGCAGGTCAGGCGGCTACAGCCAACCAGCAGTGGTACTACAATAACACGGCCATCATCTGGTCAGCGGTGTCAGGTCAGAGCGGCAAGTACCGCAGTAATTTCATGTCAGCAGACGGCACCACGCCTCTGATGGAACTTGACTACACCGACACGGCTCACCCGAAAGTGACGTTCATCGGCAACATCCCAACAACGCTTAGCTCTGGCGATGATGACGTGATCCGCTTCATCGGCAAGGTGGACGGTCTTGATGACTTCAAGGTGGATGTCTCGAGAACTATCCGTGTGAGTGAACTGGTTGGCGGTACCGGAAACAAGGTTGACCTCATCTTGAGCAAGACTTCGTTCGACAACGATTCTGGTACCAATGACGAGATTTCCGTCAACGTGGCTGCTGTCATCAACAGCGAATACGTGGTCGGCTTTTCTGCCATCAACGCGAAGGGCTACAAGGTTCGCCTCTCAAACTCCATCGGCATCGATGCGACCTATTTCAGGTCTGGAGATGCAAACGTGCCTTCAAGCGTCGTTTCACTGACACTCCTTCCTGCCAATGTGGGAGGCATGGGCATCATCGTGTGCGAACTTCTGAACACGACGAACAGCGTCGCCGCTTCCGTCAGCGAAACCGTGAAGGACTTGGGCGATCCTGACATCGTTTCATTTGAATGCTTCACGGTCGCAACGGCTCAAAGCACGACAGCCGTAGCCAAACGCGACGGAAGCATCAAGAACGGTGAATATCTCAGAACCATCGCCAAGGTGACGAACCGAACCGGAGAGGTGGACAGAACAAGCAACTACTCCTGGAGTGCTGCCAAAGTCTTGAAAAAGGACGGCTCTGAATACACCACGGAGAGCGCGAAGATAACCACTGACTCCGCTGGCCACAAAGTGTATGTCGTCGATTTCGCGACGTCATACGCACAAGGTGGACTCAGACTGAAGTGCCAGGCAACACTTAACGCTGTATAATATGATAATCACTGGAGTTCTTGACATCACCCCTGTTGTGGATGGCGAAAAAGGTGATGATGCTGTCGTCTATTCCCTGCAACCAACGCTCTCGTCGTTCAATCTCGATGCGGCGAGGACGCTGGAGCTGGAATGCACCGTCCGACTTTACAAGACGGAGGGCGCTGGGCTTCCTGTAGCCCAAAGCAGCGGCAACATGACCGTGCGTGGCTTCAAAGCTGACGGGACGGTTGTCAATTCCTCGGTGAGCACCAGCACAAACGGACAAATCACCTTCCTTTCGTCAGCAGGCAATAACCAATGCGTGAGATTCAGAGTTGACTATGTCGATAACAGCCAATCCGTCACGCACATCACAATACCAGTTGTATTGTCTGGCAAACGTGACCGCTTCCGTGGGTACTGGAACCAGAATGACACGTACTTGGACAATGACGAGGTTTGCGACAACGTGGTGCTGCTTCTTCCTGACAACAGCGAACAGGCTTATGAACGGAAAGGCGGCGGCAGCGTGACCGGAGCAACCTACAAGCCGAACACCACGCAGGGAGCCACCAAGTGGAAGGCAGTGGAGACGAACCCGAAGACGTACTTCAAGACGGTGCTTGCCATGTTGATATCGGCACAGCAGGGCGACTTCGACTATCTGTGGGCGAAGTACTGCTACTTCAAGGAAGTGACGATTGAAGGATGTCTGAACAACCTCATCACGGTGATAGACCCAGCGAACAACATCAACTCGGATCTCATCATCTCCAGGACCGCCAATAATGTGACGACGTATTACATCGACATCCTTCGGTGCGGTGACTATATCTGGATAAAGTCGCTCCCGGCGTATGGCGTGTCTTACAAGCTGCCATATTACGTGGACAGCGGAAACTATACGAGAGGATGGACGAAGTACGTGACAGGTGTCGCACATCAGATGTCTGCAGACGAGATGCGTCAGCTGACGGGAAGGCGAATCACCATCAAGATTGATGACAGTCTCGATGATTATGGTACCACCATCGATGGAGCCTTCCACTTCCAGCCTTACCCCACCAACAACGTGGGGACTCAGCTGAAGTTTGTCGCGAATGGACAACGGTACTTCTATGTGCCCGTCAGCAATTATGTGGCGAACCTCTATGACTACAGAAGAAGCACCCATATCATTCCGCACATCTTCCATATAGAATGTGTGTCGGCGGTCTTCTCCAAGAACGAGACCAGCCCCGACTTCCACAGCTATGGATATGTGTGGCTTGCTGAAGCAAATGCTCCGACATCTCACCAAACTGAAGGTATTGATACGGCATGGCAATGATAATAACGGGATTTTTGACAATTGTCAGGAAAAAGAATCAGAGATTAAGAAAATAATCAGTAACTTTGCCCGCCGAAAAAGTGGGCGCAAAACAAAAGAATTATGGATAGTTCCGAACAGACCACCATCGATGCCATTTTCACGGCATTGAACAACGAGACGAGCGCGAACTGCGAACTGATCGTTAGAAACAAGTCGAACGGCAATGCAAAGAAGATGGACTTCTCCGTCCTTCGCAACCTCTTTGGGGTGGCGAAGTCTTCCGAGCAATTGCTGGTAGACCTCGGATTGCCCAGCGGAATCCTGTGGGCGACGCGAAACATCGACGTGACACGTCAGAATGGTTTCGCCGAGTCACCTTACCAGTACGAGTGTTCTTTCTTCAGCTGGGGCAACACTGAAGGAAAGAACCCCATCAGCAACTCTGCCTTTGACTACAACTGGGGCAGTGCCAATGACGGTCCTTATGCCAACACGCCTGGCGCTGCACTCACTGGTGATGCAGGGCTCGGCTATGATGCCGCACGTACCAACCTTGGAGGCCCGTGGCGCATGCCTACGACCGCGAACTTTGCAGAGCTGTTCAATTCTTCATACACGAAGTATGTGGATGCGAACGGTGATGAGGTGACTGGCACGAACAAACTTGTCACTGTGAACGGTGTGGTAGGTATCAGGTTGATGTCGCTTATCAACGGCAAGACGATTTTCTTCCCTTGTTCCGGCTACGGCT